GCTGAAGTTCTAACTCTTGATCTTGATCTTACAGATGTTGCCCTTGCAGGTGTTGGAATTCTTGCAGGTGTTGGAGTTCTTACAGGTGCTGGAGTTCTAACTCGTGATCTTGATCTTACAGATGTTCCCCTTCTTGGAGGTGGTGTGGTAGTGCGTCCCTTTTTTGCAGCAGGGCCTGTTCCACCAGCACCAGAACCTGATTTTTTACCCAACCCAAGAATATCTGTAATAAACTTCGCACTTGATAACACACTAGCAATCGCTAAAGCACCCCTACCTAACTTATCAGATTCAGTTTCAAATTTTCCAAATTCGGATTGATCAATTCCTCTAAAATCTTCAATATATTTGTTAAGTTCGGCAATTTTTTCAGTTGATGCATCATAAAAACTCTGCAATCCACTTATTGTGCCTGATACGAATTTGCCTATGCCACTGAAAATTTCTTTTATCTTTTTATAGATTTCCGCTATAATAGGTATTATATTCTTAAGATTGCTTACTATTAATCCTGCCAAAGCAAAACCTAAAAATCTTTGAATTCCTCCAAGAAAATTCTTTGGTTTAGAACCTTTTCCCAAATTTGTTTTTACAAGAGGTTCAACTGCTTTAACTGCTTCTACCTGATCCTCTCTTTCTTTTCTTCTTTCATCAAGAATTTTTTTTCTATCATTAATAAACTTTTTCTCTCTTAGATGAAAGTTCTTTTTATATGTGCTTACTACTGAACCGAAATCAGTTAATCTCATGATGATGCACCTACCAGATCATCTATACCAAGATCTTTAGAGACAAGATCTCTCATTCTATTTCCAGAAGAAATATTAAATACTGGAATATCACCAGTTTGATTTGAACTTTGATTTTGTTTAGGAGTTTCAACTGGTGGCATCATGAAGTTTCTTGTCTCTGTAGGAATATTTGGAGTTCCTACCCCTAATGCACGTCTAAGTGGAGTAAAAACAAAAGTTTCAAGTGGATTAGATAAGTTTTGTCTGATGTTATTAAAATTATTGTTTATTGTTTGCTGCGTTTTTATATTTGAATCAGAATCAAAAGCAGGCCCTAATGATCCTTTCATAGTTGGAGAATTAGGAATATGTGGGAGTTGAGGTAATTTGGTTTCACCTTTTCCATCAGATTTGTTATACAAACCTTTGATATATTCGGCACTTTTTCCAGGTTGTCCATAATAACTTGAATTTGTGCCATATCTTCCTTGAGCATCAGGCCCAAAAAGATTTGGGAATGATGCGAATTCTGGAGCAAGCATATCAATAACTCTATCACTCATTCCTTCCGACTTAAGAATTTCGGGAGTCACTCCTCTCATTCTTCTAATCCTTCTCAAGATTAATTCATCTTGAAGTTTAGGTGTGAATTTCGTTTTGTCTAAATCATATCCATATCTATTCGCCTCTTCTCTCAACACATCTGGCATGAATTGATATCTTCCAGTAGCAGCAGAGGCATATTTACCTCCTGCATAAACACTCATTCCCTTATATAAACCAGTTTCTTGCATATTAAGAACTTGATTGATAGTCATTTCACCTTTAGTAAGTTCTGGAATATTTTTTCCTCCATAAAGAGTTCCATATCCCTTAGTTCCCTCTGCACCTGATATAGCATCGAGCATTCTTCTTTCTTCAGGACTAATAACAAATCCACCACCCTGATATCCCATCACCTTTCCAACTTTTGGACGATTGGTTCCACCACCAGCTTTGTTCATTGCCATCATAGTGTTTGTGCCAAACATGTTAACAGCACCACGACTCATTACAAACTCACCAGGAGTTAGCATAGCAGGAACAGTATCTGTCCCCATAGCAAAACCACCACCACTAAATGCTTTCATAGAAGGAACTTGTCCTGCTCCCGTACCAGGATTAATGAATAATTCTTGATCAGTTGTTAGTTCTTTTTCAAAACCAGGTGCTCTATTTACTGGTTGAGGAATTGGTAATCCCTCATATCTTGTTCTTTCAAAATCAATATTTTGCAATTGTTCCACTTCTTTTCTAAGTTCTTGAACTCTTTCATCAAGTGGATTTGCGGTGAATCCAATTTCTTCTTTTTCTTTTTCTTTTTGCTCTCTCAACCTTTTTCTTGCTTCTGTTTCACTTATATCTTCTTTATCCATTAACTCCCTAACTTCTTTTTTAAGTTTAGCTTTTCTTTGTTCTCCTTTCAAATAATCCATGACGCCAGCAACTCCAGCTCCTACTGCAATAGCAAAAATAGGATTAGTTGCAAATAATTTTAATATCTTTAAGGTAGTGGATGCAAGGAATTTAATTGTTCCTGCAATAAGTCCCTTAAATGGAGTTAATATAAATGCTATTCCAGCGGCGAGAGCAGGCCACCAATCTTTTAAAAATCCCTGTACTGCTTTAATCATCGCATCATTCTTGGGATCCATGATGAAATTATAAAGAGTACTGAGAACTCCTCCTAATAAAGCAAATGTAAGAAATCTTTTTAGTTTATCAAAAAATCCACCTAGTGTTCCCGTGCTTTTCTTTAAATTTGATAAAAATGATTTTGTCTGCTTCTTATTTTCAATTCTATCTTCTCTTTTTTCCCTCTTTTCCCTTTCATCATCTAAATTTTCTAATTTAAGTCTTTCTTCTTCTAACTGATTATCTTTTCTAATTACTGAGATAAGTTCATCAAGTTTTTCAATAAATTCTTCACCTATAACTGCATCTTTGGGTATTAATTTATCAATATCAACCTTAGATGTAGTGGGGCGAGTTTGAATTATTTCGGGTGCAGTAAATCTCTGTCCTTTTAAAGGATTTTCAAAGGTTTTTCTTTTTAAAAATTTAGTAGCATCAATCTTTTTACCATTAGAGTCATTTTTAATAGATTCTAAAAGATCGTCTAGTTTTTTATTAGTTTCAACACCTTCTTCACGAATAGACTCTATTTTTTCGTCTAGTTTTTTATCAGTTTCAACACCTTCTTCACGAATAGATTCTAATAAATCATCAAGATCCTTCCCTCCTTTAGAGTCATCATCTTCTTCTCTGATTGACTTTAAAAGATCGTCTAGATTCATTGCCCTTGCTGCTGTTGCATCTTAAGTTTCTCTTCCTCTAAATGAGATCTCAGAAGTTCGACATATACGTCTCTCTCCCAAGGTATCATATTTTCAATCTCTGTTAATGAGTATTTATGGAACTGAATCAAAGAAAAATTTAACTTATAGTAACTCTCCAAATTCATATGGGAGAGTGCTAGGCGAAAAAACTAGACAATCCCTCAAGAACAACAGTTCCAGTCTTTTTTGTTTTTGGGTTTAAAATCTCAACTTCATGACTTAACTTGGGCATCGTCGTAAAGAACTTTTCAATTTCTTTAAATTGAGATGAATTCATTTGCTCTAAAAACTCCATGATTTCTTTTTTAGTGAAATCATCTGATGCCCATACTTCATCTTTAGAATAAACCTTATCTACACAAGAGGCAATAAGATCAAATGACTGATCAACTTGATTATCAGATTCAAAATCAAAATTATTTTTGATAAACTGATCTAATGATGGGTATCTCATCTCCATCATTAAATTTTCATCTATTTTAATCTGAGTTGAATGCTTATCATCCTTTGCTACTTTAATATCATCAATACTGATTTGAACTTCAGCATAAGTCTCACCATCATCAGGACAGAGAATACTTACCTCAATATCTTCACCAACAGACTTACCACGAATATTAAGGAACAAATATTCAATATCAAAAGTAGGAAGGGTTTCTACTTTAATACCTCGTGTTTGAATACAATCTTTTAATACTGCCTTGATGGCATTAGTGATTTCTTTCGTTTCGTTACTTTCTAAGGCAAGAACTAATAACTTTTCTTCTTTAACAAGAAAGGGACGAAACTTGATTGTTTTTCCAGTTGAAGGCAATTCCAACTCATAAGTTGGCGTAGCAATTTTTGGTAAAGGCATGATATGTTATTCAGTATGAGTATTTAGAACATTTCTCTAAGGTTTCCGTTTGCATCACGGACAGGAGATCCATCTGGAAGCAGTAGAGGTTCACTACCATCACCCCTATATCCTGTGGCACTATCAGTTGGAATAAATCTTTGATCTTCTCCACTTGTGTTACCAACAAATGCATCATTAATTTTAGATGAATTCTCTGGAGTCGAGGGTGATGACGAAGTGGAAGCCCCCGGTTCTGGTGGAGGAGCCGTATATCCGTCTGGTGCATTAATTGTATAACGAGAGAAACAAAAGTTTACCGTACACTGAAGAACCTGAGATGCATCATAACTCAATGGCATCGTGTTTATTGACAATGGATATGCATCATAGAATGAATACTCAAGATTTCTTCCGGCATAATCTCTCTCAAATTTCCTTATAAAAATTCTAGATTTATATTCATCAGGAAAGTTAACCGTGTAAGAATAGTTTGAATTTTTTGTACTTTTATCACCACTATCTTGATTAACTATGAAATTGATCCAATTTTCAAAAAGAAAAATTGTGTCATAATTTACATCAACGTAAAATGTAAACGATGCAGTATCATCATACTGTCTTCTATATACATGTCTTTCTCTTACGCCAGTAAAATCATTCAACATCTCATGAGTTGCCAAAGAGGTGCCAGGAAGTGATGCCTCTCTACAAGCGATTGAAACATTACCCACATTATCAAAGGTTATCCCATTACCAACTCCAGATGTACTATTAGCCCAATCTTGAACAGGTTTCGGAAAAACAAAGTGACATTCATAAGTAGATGTCAGTGCTGGGTTTAATATATTTGTTTTTAAATCAGCAACTGTTTTTCTAGTCGGTTTTGCCGTTGCCATCTAAATAGTTGTTACCGTATATATTATGTATGGGAGTTAGTAAGAAAAGTATTTACAACCCTTCTAATCCTAAAAAATATAAAGGAAATGCTAGCAATATTATTTGCAGAAGCAACTGGGAAAGGCGTTTCTGTAAGTGGTGTGACTTGAGTGAAAACATCCTTGAATGGGGCAGTGAAGAATTCTTCATTCCATACTTGTCACCAATTGATAAAAGAGTTCACAGATACTTTCCTGATTTTATCATAAAGGTGAAGGAAAGCACAGGACAGGTGAAGACATATGTTATTGAGGTTAAACCAAAGAAGCAGACTAAAAAACCAACTAGTAAGTCTTCTTTGTTTGAGTGCAAAACCTATGCTATTAATCAAGCAAAGTGGAATGCAGCTCGTGAATGGTGTGCTGATAGATTGATCGAATTTAAAATCATCACGGAAGACGAGTTAGGTATCAATTATGGCAAGAAGGGCTAAACGAAGAAGAGCAGGTGGGCCTTCTTATGAAGAGGTGAAGGCACAAATTGATGCAAGAGAAGAAGAGAAGCGTCTAAAACGCGAAGAACGACAATCTGCAGATGAATTTCAGTTTGAAGGACAGGTAGGTAACAATCGCATTGAACCTGAAAAAGACTCTATCAGAGACTTAGGTGATCCTGAAGAAATGATGCTTGAGATAATGACAATCTTGAATGAAACCGTAGTTATCCCTGATCTTGGTGAAGTATACACATATATCTACAACGCAAAAACTCCTAAACTTAAATATGATCAACATCCATTAGTCGCTGTGACTAGTGTAAATCGATGGGGATTTAGCGGACTAAATTTTCACTGGAATCAAGTAAGAAACTATACCTGGAATGAGATACCAGGCAGTTTGCATCTCGTTAGAACAAGTGAACTTCAATCATTACTTGATATACCTTATGCATATTATCTCACTAACCCATAAATAAAAAAAATCTTGTCTATAATGTCTGCACAAGAAACAGCAACAAAAGCACAACGTTTTGAAATTGATGGTTCTGCCAGATTTTTCAGAACAGTTACAACGTATGAAAATAATAAGATATCCAATACGTCATATCAGGAAAAAATTGACAAAGACGTTTATGAACAAAGATTGAAAACAACTCCAGATTTAGTAAAGAAAGGATCTGATGGATTTTACGTAGTAGTTAGCAATAGATCAAAAAACTCTGAAGATGAATATGAGTTTACAGATACAATTTATGCAGATCTAGATTTTCAAAAAAAATTTAAAAAAAGAGGTAAAAATTCGTTAATTCATGCACTAGATGTAGGTGAGGATGATGTTATAAAAAAAGCGACAGGAATAACAGATTCAACCTTTAAAGAACAACAAACAACATTCAAAAATACCGTTGATGGAATTAACGAATTTTTAGACGGAATAGGTTTTAAAATTGATTCAAAAAATCTTCCTCTTAGTTTTGAGGGAAGACGAAGATTAAAGTATGATAATCTTTACTATCCACTAAGCATCGCTTCTTCAAAACAAGATAGAATAGTATTCTCGATGCGTTATATTTCGGGTTCTAGAGATATAAATTTTGATTTAAGAAATGGGGGAAGTTTAGGTTTAGGAAAAAGAACTACTACAGGTATCAATGGATCTGTGACGCTCCCAATCCCCGGAGGCATTTCAGATTCTAATAATGTTAAATTTGATAATGACTCTCTTGATGTATTAGGTGCTTTAGGATTTGGTGCTGCTTTAAATCCAGTGGGAGCATTGGAGGGGGGTGCAAATTTACTAAATCAAGCACTTAACTCAGATCCAGATGCACTTAGAAAAGCTCTAGGCAGCGAGGGAGGTTCAAATTTAATATCAGCATTGCGTATAGGACTAGCGCAAGCGGCCGTGGGAAGAAAAGGAATGTTTTCCAGAATTGGTGGTGGTGTCCTAAATCCTAATTTAGAACTCTTGTTTCAAGCACCTGGAATGAGAACTTTTAACTTTTCATTCACAATGTCAGCAAGAAGTAGAAAAGAAGCAACTCAAATTAAAAAAATTATAAGATTTTTCAAGCAAGGGATGTCTGTAAAAAGATCAACAAGTAATATTTTTGTGTTAAGTCCAAATACATTCACAATAAAATACAAATTAGGCAAGACTGACGAAGATCATCCTTCAATAGGAAGAATTAAAGAATGTGCATTGACTGATCTAAATACAACATATGGTAATGGATCAACATACATGACATTTGATGATCCTGACAGGACAATGACGACTTATAAAATGGATATGACATTCAAAGAACTTGATCCAATTACTGAAGATGATTATGGAAATTCTGATGATTTAGAAGGCGCAGAAAATTTCATGTTGCTTCCAACAATTGAAGAGGAATTAGGTATAGGTATTCCAAATAATCACATAGGTTACTAATGGCAAGTTATTTCAGACAAGTTCCAGAATTCGATTATGTCAACAGAGACTCTGATGGCAAGAGCATTGGTGACTATCAGGTTGTAAAAAATTTATTTAAAAGAGTAAAACTTCGTGAAGATATTCTTGATAACTTAGCATACTTTACTCAATATCAAATTGTTGGGGATGATCGTCCTGACAATGTTGCCTTTGATGTCTATGGCGACGAAACATTTGATTGGTTAGTTCTTCTTTCTAATAATATCGTCAATATTCAGAATGAGTGGCCAATGAACCAAACTGCGTTTGAAGATTTCTTAATAAAAAAATATGGAAGTATTGAGAAGACACAGAATATTCATCACTATGAAACCAGAGAATTAAAGAATGATTCTGGACAGATCATAACACCTAAAGGTTTGAATGTTCCTAAGAATTATAAAGTTGAATATTTTGATGTTGAAAGAGGACAATATGTTATTAGAACCAATGAAGTAGATGCAGTTACGAACTATGTCTATGAAGTTCGTAAAGAAGAAGCAAAGAGGAACATCTACTTACTGAAACCAGATTATATCGAACTTGTGCTTGAGGATACGCAAAGATTGATGCAATATAAAAAAGGTTCCACTCAGTATGTGAGCAGAACCTTGAAGAAAGGAGAAGATATTAGATTGTTTAATTAACTCTCTGCCAGTTTTTGGAAGTAGGAAAGTGCATCATCTTCGTCTTCATCCTTTGATGCAACTGGTGTGGATACAGTGATATCAGGAGAATTAAAGTCAGGCTTAGAGCGTGTCAGTGATTCTTGAATCTGACGCTCTGCAGACTCCTTTGCTGCATAATCATCATACTCAGTCTCTTCATCAGCAGGAGAAGGAGTACGAGACTTCTGTCCCAAGACATACTTAAGACGACGCTCAAGATCTTCATAGGACTTGAATTGATCTGCAGCAGTCAGTCCAGCAAGAGAATACTGTTTCTTCCAGATTGCTTCCATAGCATCATCATCGCTCAGCAGAGGAGCAGGTGCTTCAAACTCAGACTTGTCATAGTTCCAGTAACCATCTTTCTTGACGATCTTCAGTTTGAAGTTTGCGCCCTGCCAGAAGTCAAAGGGATTGATAGGAGTTTCGTC